CGAAATCGAACGAAACGGCTTCGTAGCACTTGTTGCCAGGAATCACCTTCTCGGCGAAGGTGACGTAGATATACGCACCTTCGACGGGATCTGCGAAGTAGTCAATCCATTCTCGACCTGGGATCGCGACCTTGGCGGTAACGGTCTGGATCAACTGCTTGGAGAACAGGTGGTAGCTGTGGTCAAACAGCACGACTTGGTTCTGCTCAGGCAACCACACTGTGTACAGCGTGCGTTGCTTGGCGTAGAACTTCTTCGCCGTCTCCTTGGTCAGTTCGCCCGAGTCGATAGCGGCACTGATGCCGTCACAGATTGGGCACTTGCCGCCTTTGGTCAACTTAGGGCAGATGGCATAACCCTTGCCGTCTGACCCCATGTTGTTGTGGACGTAGTAGTCGCGAGCATAGTGCAACTCGCCGTCCTTTGCGATAGGGTGCTTCGCACCCTGCGGTACAGTGTACGGCAGGATCACCATCTTGATCGTACCTGCCTTGTCGATTTTGAGGGTCTTTACGCCCTGAGGAATCCTCAGGACACCGCCGCCACGACCTTCTGCTGCTTTATCTCGGGTTTTCTTGGATGACAACGCCATGTTAGTTCTTCACTCCCTTCGGTTGGATGTTTGTGGAACCGAGGAAGCCAGCGATGGACAACTCGGTCAGGTACTTCAAACTGGAACGCTTTGCGTCGAGAGCATCGCAAACCGCGCGACTCTCGGACAGCTTAGCCTTAGCAGCAACTACTGCCTGCTGGGCTTCGATGTAACTCGGCTGAATGAGGATCAATGCCTTGATCGTATCCTCAGTCGTCTTGGTAACGCCATAGTTGACGGGGTTTTGCCTGATGTCGATGCTGAGTTTAGCTTCGACGAGTTTCAGATGGTTTTCGGCGACGAGGGCCGCTGTTGCGTCCTCGGTCGCAGCGCGATTCCACACCAGGATGTCCTGCGGAAGTGTTTCAAGATCCTCGCTAAGACGGTTACGATCCACCGACAAGTTTGTTTGGTCAGACATTGCTGCCTCCTAAGTGAAAATTGTTAATCCGACTGTGCTAGGTTCTACGCCGAAGCCCTGACCAAAGCAAGAATAAATCCTGGTTTGCGGGAAGAAAAAAATGGATTCTCAAACTGAGACATGATCTTGACTACCGTTGGTACGGATTTTGAATTCAAAATCATTGTCGCACCATAGGACATAATCGCACAGCGTAGTCGCTCGATCTCCCCTTCGGGAAGATCCTTCAATACTAGACTATGCGTCGGGAAGATTTTCCTTCCGGCGTAAAGATCCTGAACCAGCTTGAATACGTCTGGTTTGAGTTCCTCGGGGTTTCCGAGGATCTCCGGCCAACGCTCCTTTGGAGCGTTGGCAATCTGCTCTAGCAGTACCAAGGCTTGCCTTGGGCTGCCATTGGCCGCCTGCGAGATCGTCGTCGGTATGCAATCAATCCCTTCGGCGGTCGCTACCCTGCCTACTAGGGTGTTCAAGTCGGCGATGCTGACATCGCCGAGTTTGAAATGTGTCAAGCGAGTCTGCAACGGCTTTTCTAGCTTCTCTGGGTTGGTCGTACACAGGATGAAGTAGACGTGCGCCGGGGTGTCCTCGGTCATCTTGAGCATCGCTCGCTGACCTTGGGAAGTGATTTGGTGGGCTTCATCGATGATGTAAATCCGCTTGCCCCCAGAGAGCCCACGCATCTGCAATCGGCCCTCGATCTCGCGGATAGCGTCAACTCCGTTGTCGCTAGCTGCGTTTTTCTCGATGATGTCAACGCCGGATGCTCCGAGTTCCTTGGCGAGTATTCTCGCCAAGGTCGTCTTGCCTGTTCCACTAGGGCCGGAAAACAAGAGCGCATGAGGCAATGCTTGCTTGGCAAGCATTGCCTTCAACTGGTTGACAACGGCTTCCTGGCCGACAAGATCGGCTAGGGTGGATGGTCGGTACTTTTGATAAAGGCCCATTACTTTAGAAATCCCTTCATAATCTCGGTGATCCGGCGTTGGAACTGGGGGAGTGATCCGTCGTTTAGGACGATGCGATCAACAGCAAATTGCTGTTGTTCGCTTCGGTGTGCAGGCAGGGTGGCGACTTCCTCGGAGACTCGCCCCTGAATTTCCCAAATCTCGCCGCCGTTGGCTTTGATGAACTCCGCTTCCTCTGGGAAGCGGAGGTCGCGAATCGCGTACCTCGGCAGATTTTTTTCCCGCATACGCTGCTTGGCGATGTTCACCCAGCAATAGTTGCCAAATAGATCCCTGCCATTCTCCGTACCGATGGTACGGAGCATTTGCCGAACGGCGGGATACCGCCGTTTGATCGTGTCCCAACCGTCCTTATCGACGAGGGTTTGTAGATAGATACACCGGTGGTGGGCTACCAACACCGGTGGATTGAGTCGGTACAAGGCTTCGTACACAGGATCGGAAAACCCCATAATCCCGTAGCCGAAATGGTACGCAAGCCATGAGGCTGCGGTGTCCTTGCCGGAGCCAATAGCCCCCCGCAATCCTATGATTGGAGGTAATTTGTCTAGCTTGCCTTGTAAGGTCGGTTCTTGTTCCTGGACGGTTTCAGACATTCTTCACCTATTTTCCCTTTTCTGATGCGTTTCAGTACAGTTGTGCGAGCCAATCCATACTGGTCGGCCCATTCTGTATAGTGTTTAGTGACTCCATCTATTGTCAATACTATCGAACAGCGTTTGTTAAGTGATTGTTCGATTTTTGTCGCCCATCTACAGTTTTCTGGGCAATAGTCTCCGTTGTTGTCGATGCGATCCAAAGAATGTTTATTGCTTGGACGGTCTTGCATATCACTGAGGAAATTACTAAACCCATCCTCCCCTAGCCAGCGTTCACACACCCTAACTCCTCGTCCTCCGTAGTTGTGGTATGACTTGTTGTTTGGGTTGTAGCATCGGGCTTTCATGGCTAGCCATATATTGTGCAAGCTGGTCTTGGCTCGAAGATGCTTGCCTACAGATTCTCGTACTCGCAAGTCCCTGTAGCATCCACAACTGGTTGTTTTTCCGCCTCGAACATTGTCCCAAAAGCAGCATTTGTAGGTTCCGCAATGGCATTGCACCACCACTAACCAATCTACCCTTGTTTGCGATCTACGAACACGGAACGGAGCCCCAACAACTTTCAGATTGCCAAAGACTTTGCCTACCTCAGAGGGCAGGATTTGAATACCATTGCAGTTTTCCATAGTTTCTCCTTTACTGCATTATTCTACGGTATTCTTATTGGATTGTCTAGCTTTTATGGTATGGTTTTTTATCGGCCCACGATTCTCCAACTTCTGTCTCCGTACCAAGTGGCAGAACTATCCAAGGCCACTGTGCTGCCAGTTTGTACGTCATAATGGAGGTAGCCATTTCTATGTAATCATCGACTTCCTGTCTAGGTACTTCTGCCAGAATAGAGTCGTGAATCTGGCAGATCAATCGGGTTCCCATGCGTCTTTTGAGAATCTCTTTGGTGATCTCAATAACGCTTTTGAGAAGGCAGTGAAACGCGCATCCTTGGGTTTCTACGTTCAGGATCTCATTTCGCTTGTAAACTCCGTGAATTCTAAATCCGGTTTTTGTGTATAGACAGCCGTTTCGCAAATACCCTTCCCAGGTGTCGTTTCGCCACTTGGCGAAAACCGGAAATCGTTGCGACCAGAACCTATCACAAACGCCTTTCATGTGGTATGTGAAAGTATCTGGGGACATATTGTGTTCTGTGCCCAGTGATCGAATGTTTTTGGTCTTGAGGTATTCGTGGACTGGAACGTCGTTGTATGTTGCTGACTCTGCGCTTTTCCAGAGCTTCTTAGCAATGGCAGCGTAGTAGTCTCCGTAGATCAAACTGAAATTTGTGACTTTTGCCATCTGTCTCAAAGGCTTAGGAACATCTTCTCCAAGGAAAAAACAATCCTGAGCAGTGGCTCTATGGAAATCGAATCCAGTGATTAGGTATTCCATCATCGAAGGATCTCGATGCAAACATGCGCCTATCACCACTTCTAGGGTTGAATAGTCGATCTCCACAATCACGTTGTTCGGATCGCTAGGCTTGATAATCCCCCGAATCACCTTCCCGATGTCGGGATCTCGAATCGGGATGTTCTGCAAGTTCGGAGAATCCGAACTTGACCGATATGTCGTAACCTTGTGCAAATTGAAAAAAGCGTGAACTCTGCCGTTGCAGAGTTCACGCTTGAATGGGGCCAGATACGTCCCACGCAGCTTTTCCAACTTCTGTGTGCGTTGGAATAGCTTTGTGTATGGAGTATTGATTTCTTGCAGGGCTTCGTCATCCAGAGACAGTTTACCTGTCTCTGGATTGATGACTCCCCCTGCGTGTCCCATGACGTTGTAGAGGATGTCGGCTAATTGCTCTCGGGAGCCAAGTTTTGTCTTGGCTCCGTATCGCTTTCGCTGTTCCTCGTACTCAGGCATCGACCGCAATTCCGCTTCCATCCCCTTAATGCGATTGCCGATGTCGGCAATCGCAGTGTCAAGTCGCTCTGCGGAAACTGGCATACCTATACTTTCCATCATCGATAAAGCCAATGAGCCTTGGTGCATCAGGGCGTAGGCTTGGGGGCTAGCAGGTTTCATAATTATCTTGTTTATTGCCTAGCTTCGTTAATGGGGTGTCAATAGGTTTGTTTGTGTTTAGTCTATAACTGATTGCGTGTTTGGATATGCCAAGTTCATCTGCCCATTGCGATAGGGTTTGTGATTTCCCATTGTGCGTTATTTTTCGACTGTTTTGTTTGTTGTTAGCTTGCTCCATTCGAGTCGCCCATCGGCAATTCTCCGGGCAGTAGTCCCCATTGACATCGATGCGATCTATGGAATGGTCGCTAGATGGCCTTCTTCCCATGTCCTCTAGGAAATTCTGAAACCCGGAAGGGCCTGACCATCGGTCGCAGACTTTTATTCCCCTTCCGCCGTAGTGTTTATATCTGGGGCAGTTAACATTGTGGCATCGAGCAAATATTCTTTTCCAAGTATGATATTCGACAGTTCCGGTCAGACCGTGTGTTTTATTTAGGTCACTCGCTAGCCTCCTCACGTAGCACCCACAACTTGTTGTGCGCCCTGCCGTCATATCCGCTTTTCGTGTAGTTACTATTTTCCCGCAACTGCATTGGCATACCTGAAAAGCTACTCGTTTGCCTTGGTTACCAACTCGTAGTAAAAAATTAGGCCCAATCGTCGTCAGACGGCCAAAGGTTTCTGGCTCAAACGACTTGGCAACACTGATTCCGTTGACTAAAATATACTCAGCCATGATAGTTCCCTTGAAACTAGAGTGGTTAGAAAGGCCGGTTGAATAACGATCAACCGGCCTTTCGTATTTTAGTTCACACGGCTGGTTTGTCCATACTTAACGTCGTCGTCCCAATCGGTCGTAGAGAACGACTTTGCCAGCGGTCTTGACGACCTTGGCAACAGGTCGGCCTACCCGGTCGTAGACTTGCGAGCAAGTCCCACCAACGCAGGTTGCGACCTTCGCTACGGGACGGCCCAGACGGTCAAAGACCGTTTGGGTATCACCCGCCATAGCAGCACATCCTGAACACAATGCGGCGACGATCATCACCGCGAAAATTGTTGGTTTCCGCATCGGAATACCCTCTTTCTAAATGAACCTAGAATCAGCAACCTAGCCCACGGCGGGCTAGGTTGCAAAGGGTCGGGCAGGACTGGCTACCTGCTAGGCCGCATATCACGCTCGGCCCGAAATAGATAATCGTCGTGGTTTCCCGCCACGCCGCCGATCCTTGCTGGCTAGTATTACCAGCTTGCGGAGTTTCACCGCACTCTGCCCATCTAGCCTTTGGGCGGCTACTGGGTCGATCCTATTCTACGTCCGGTGGCCGCCTAAAGGCGGCCACTGTTATAGATTTTCCGGTATTTTCTTCCAGAATAGGCAGATTCCCTGCTAATTCGCAGGGAATCCACGATGCAGGTAGATAGCCAGAACCGATACCATTCGAGATGGCATAAGCCATCTCGATAGGATTACTGACCTCTGCCACCCCTTCTTGCGTCTCCGATAAGTAACCATACCACTCGCCGGTGATAAGCCTGTTCGGGTCTGTCCCGAACAGGCTTATTGGCAGTGTTTGGATGGCTTCGCCCTTCGCATTTTCGTGCGCCGAGACGAATATGTCGTGTCCCGGTTTGTCTCGCTTCGCGAGCCAATCGCTAAAACTGTCGTAGGAGACTATCTTGGTTACTTGATACTTGTCCGACAAGAGATCCGCAAGGTTGGGGGTGACAATCCCCAACCAGCGTTCGACGTGTACGGCCACTTGTGGCCGTACTTTTT